CAGGCATTCCGTAACGGCTGGGCCAGCCGCCTGGCTGAGTTCATCGAGCGTATGGGGGAGGTGCAGTCATGATGCCGTTTGTAGGCGACCTGGTTAACGCAGGCAAAGATCTGATCAAGAGCTACTTCCCACCGGACATGAGCCCGGAAGAGCGCGCCAAGGCTGAGGCCAGGCTGGCCGAGATGGAGAGCCAGGCAAAGGCCCGGGCCATGGAGTTTCAGGCACAGATGGAGGGGGAGCTAACCGAGCGCCTGAAGACTGACATGGCCTCAGACTCATGGTTGAGCAAGAACATCCGGCCCCTTGTCCTGGTGTACCTCATGGCAGCGTGGACCATCTTCGCGGGCTTCTCCATGTATGGCGAGGAAGTGAACACCGCCTATGTGGAGATGCTGCAGCAGATGCTGATGGCGGCGTTCGGCTTCTATTTCGTGAGCCGTGGCGCTGAGAAGATCACGCAGATCCTGCGAGGCCCTTCCAAGAAGCAGAGCGGCAAAGCAAGTGGCTGATGGCTCTCAGATTTTTTAGGTACTCCCCGGCAGGGGGCTGCCTGCGGGTGTGCGGACTCGCGGAAAATGAAATGAACGAGGGTTCTGAAATCCAAACCTACTACTACTTTTAAAACCGAGGAAGGAGATGGCAAAGGGTCGGGAGGTTAACAGGATTGAGCTCGCCGACATTTTCGGCGTAGCCAAGACAACCGTAGATTCATGGGTTAAACGCGGTTGCCCCGGCTCCCCCTCCAGGGGAAGAGGTGTTGAAAGAAAGTTTAATACCCGTGACGTTTCTGAGTGGCTCCGAGATCAGGCCCGCGCGGAGGCGGATAAGCCTGAGCTCTTAGACGAGACCGAGCTGAAGCTCCGCAAGCTGGCGGCCGAGGCCTCGCTGAATGAGCTGGAGCTGGCGAAGCAACGGCAGCTGGTGGCCCCAATCGATGAGTTCGAGCGCGCCCGCGCCATGGAGAACGCCACCCTGCGCACCAACATCATGAACGTGCCGAGCCGGGTGGTCAGTCAGCTGATCGGCGAGACGAGCGAAGCCCGGTTCAAGGATGTGCTGGCGGCTGAGTTGATTCAGGCGCTGGAGGCAGCGGCCGAGTCTGATGTGGAGCTGGAAGAGGAAGAGCCGGAGCATGCAGACGACTGAAGCGGCTGAACAGTTCACCAACGCCCGGGGCGTACTCCGGGCCCTTAAACGAGCCAGCAAGCACCTGGTACCACCGGCCCCACTCAAGCCGAGCGAGTGGGCCGAACAGAACGTGCGCATCCCGACCGGCAACGCAGTGCCCGGCCCCATTCGCTTTGACAATGCCCCGTATCAGCGCGAACCCATGGACATGGCGACCCATCCCGGCTGCCATCGCATTTCCCTGATGTGGGGCGCTCAGGTAGGAAAGACTCAGCTTGCCCTGTGCCTGCAGGGTTACGCGATCGCGCACGAGCCCCGCAGCCAGATGATGATGCAGCCGAGCCAGGGCGATCTGACCACCTGGCTGGAAACCAAATTCAACCCGATGGTGGACGCCAACCCGGTGCTGCAGGAGCTGATCGCCAAGCCGCGCAGCCACGAGGGCGTAAACAACCAGCGGATGAAGAGCTACCCAGGCGGCTTCATGATGTTCGCCTGGGCCGGCTCCACCAAGACCATGCGCGGGCGATCCGCCCCGCTGATCGTTGCCGATGAGATCGACGGCTACAGCGGCACCGAGGAAGGCGACGAAGTGGAACTGCTCTGGCAGCGTGCGGCCACCTTCGGTGATCAGCGCCTGCTGCTGGAGATCTCAACGCCCACCATCAAAGACCAGTCCCGCATCGAGGCCACGTTCATTGAGGGCGACCAGCGTTATTTCTATGTGCCCTGCCCTCACTGCGACCACCACCAGGTTCTGAAGTGGGACCGCGTTACGTGGGACAAAGACGAAGAAGGCAATCACCTGCCGGAAACCGCCCGCTATATCTGCGAAGAGTGCGGGACGCTCTGGAACGACGGCGAGCGCATCGCCTCTATCCGAGTGGCGGAGAAAGCGGGAGCAGGCTGGAAGGCAAGAAAGCCCTTCAGGGGCCACGCCAGCTACCACTTGAATGAGCTGTATTCCACGTTCCGGCGCTTGCGGGACATTGTTCAGTCGTTCCTGGACAAGAAAGCCAAGGGCGATTTGCAGAGCTTTGTGAACGTCTCGCTGGCGGAGACCTGGGAAGAGCAAGGCGAGCAAGCCGATTCCCATGTGCTGATGCAGCGGGCCGAAGACTACCCCGCGCCAGTGCCGGCTGGTGGCGTAGTGCTGACCGCCGGCATTGATATGCAGCAGGACCGGCTGGAAATTGAAACCGTGGCCTGGGGAAAAGGGGAAGAGTCGTGGTCCATCGATTTCACCGTTCTCTGGGGTGACCCACTCCGGGAAGAGGTCTGGCAGGATCTGGACGATTACCTTTCCACCACCTGGCAACATGAAACCGGTGCCCACCTGGGCATCATTGCCGCCTGTCTGGATACCGGTGGTAGCACCGGCTACACCCAGCGGGCCTACGAATACGCCAGACGTAAGACCGGCCGCCGCCTGTTTGCCATCAAGGGTGTTGGCGGATGGGACCGGCCCGTGGTTGCCGCGCCCTCACGCAAACGCACCGGCCGCGGCCAGCGGAAAGTAGACCTGTTCTCTGTCGGCACCGATGAAGCGAAGCTCACCGTTATGCGCCGGCTGGCGGTTACCGAGCCCGGTCCCGGCTACACCCACATTCCGGCAGACCGCGAAGCCGAATGGTTCCACCAGATAACGGCCGAAAAGCTCGTCACCAAATACATCAAGGGCGTTGCCAAGCGCGAATGGCACCAGACCCGCCCACGTAACGAGGCACTGGATTGCCGAGTGTACGCCTACGCAGCCCTGAAGATCGCCAGCCCGAGTATCCGGAAGCATGGCGACCGCCTGCAGCGCGCCACTGAAAGACCCGCGCACGATCCGGAAAAGTTGGCAGACGGCAAGATGGCGGCGAAGCAGGAAGCGCCGGCCACTGAACCACTGCCAGCGGAGCAGAAACCAGCGAAGCGCAAGACTAGGCGTAGAACTTCACGATCCCGAAAGAGCTGGGTCAACAACTGGTGACGCATGGCACGACTCCCGGAAACCATCAAAGCAGGCCTGTCATTCTCGCTGACGCTCTCGCTGGCGGACTATCAGGCGCCGGAGTGGCAGGCCAAGATCATCCTACGCGGGCCTTCTCAGATTGACCTGACCTCAGAGCCCGCTGGAGAAGATCACGATTTCAGCAAAGCCCCTTCGATCACTTCCGCATGGTCTGCCGGTGATTACTGGTACAGCCTGAGAGTCACTGACGGCGCCGCCGTTTATGAGATCGAGTCAGGCCGGCTGACTATCCAGCCCGACCTTGAAGCCGAAGACACCGGCTATGACGGCAGCACGCACCCGGAAAAAGTGCTCGCAGCCATTGAGGCGGTAATCGAAGGCCGGGCCAGCAAGGACCAGGACAGTTACCGAATCAACAACCGGGAGCTGCGCCGCACACCGATCAGCCAGCTGTTGAAGCTCCGAGACACATACCGCACCGAAGTCGCCCGACTCAAAGCAGCCCGCCGTGGCAAGAATACCCTGGGGCGCCAGATTCTAGCGAGGTTCGGAAACCGTGCTTAATCCGTTCAAGCGCAACAAAGGCGAAACGCTGCCGGAGACCACCGAGCAAAAGCCGCCAACCAAAGGCAGCATGCGGGCCATTATGCGCGCCATGTCCCGCTCACTTCTGGGGCAGGCCCGGGCAGACCGATTGTCTGGTGATCTCCCCTCTGTGCCGGTTCCGGCAGACCAGTTCATCGACAAAAACCAGCGCCCACTGGTGGCCCGCTCTCGCCAGCTGGCCCTGACCAACGACTACGCGCGCGGTTTTATTCGCCAGTGCCGCCAGAACGTAGTTGGCCGCAAGGGAATTCAGATGCAATCCCTGGCAAAAGATCCGGACGGCACACTGGATGAACGCGCCAACGATGCTCTGGAGGCTGATTTCCGTGCCTGGTGCGCCCGTGAAAACTGCGACGTAACCGGCCGCCGGTCTTTCCGGCAGATGCTTAACCGCGCCATCGAAGATTCAGCCGTAAACGGCGAATTCATGTTCCGGATCGTCTACGGCCGCAGCGTTAATGCGTGGGGCCTGAGCCTGCAAGTGCTGGACCCGCAGCGCTGCCCCGTTGAGGTGAATGAAGATCGCCTGCCTGGCGGCCAGTTCATTCGGCAGGGCATCAAGTACAACCGCTGGGGCAAGGCCGTTGCCTACCTGTTCGGCACTCTGGACCCGGCAGAAAGTGATTACCGTTTCGGCGGCCGCAACTTTGTGGAAGTTCCGGCAAGCGAAGTGCTGCACGGCTTCCTGGAAGACATAGTGGGCCAACGCCGGGGCCTTCCGTGGATGGTCACCGCCCTCACGCGCATGCACCACCTAAACGGCTTTGAGCATGCGGCGCTGGTGAACGCTCGCGTTTCCTCGGCCAAAGGTGGCTTCTTCGAGTGGGAGGAAGGCATGGGCCCCTCCGATGAGGAAGACGACGAAGAGCCGCTTTACATGGATGCAGAGCCCGGCAGCTTCCAGGAGCTGCCCCCGGGCCTGAAGTTCAAGGGATGGGATCCTCAGTTTCCATCCGGGGAACTTGCGCCCTTCTCCAAGCAAAATCTGCGCGGCGTGGCCACCGGCCTGGGCGTTTCCTACAACACGCTGGCCAACGATCTGGAAGGCGTTTCGTTCAGTTCCATCCGTCAGGGTGTGCTGACCGAACGCGACAACTGGATGGACATTCAGGAATGGCTGATCGAGCAGCTGCTGGAGCCGCTTTATCAAGCATGGCTACCCCGAGCACTTCTGAAAGGCGTTCCTGTTCCCGGCACCAATGGCGCCACCCTGCGCCCCGAGCGAATCGAGAAATACCGAGAACACGACTGGCAGGCCCGGCGCTGGGACTGGGTAGACCCGGACAAGGACAGCAAAACCGCTGCCCGAGATATCGCCAACAAGATCAAGAGCCCGTCCCAGGTTATCCGGGAACGTGGCGGAGACCCCCGCACGGTTTGGCGCCAGT